TTAGTAAAGTTTTCAAAACCCATTTCACTTGGATCTTTATCTTTTAACTCTACTAAATAAACCTCTTTTCCTTCATTTAATAAATCCTCACAAAATGAAAGAGCCTGTTTAATAGCATCTTTATCTAATGCTATATATATTTTTTGTACTTGTGAAGTAACAAGTTTTTTCTTTAATTTGTCCTGGATGTTTTTCCCTAATAATGGTATTACATTACGTTTAATAGCCATCATATCAAATGGACCTTCACATAAGATGATAGGTACATTCCAATTTATAAAAAATTCAAATGGAACAATATTTCTTGATACATTTGGATTCTTATATTTGGATCTAGAAAATTCTTCAAATCCTCTAGATGTAAAATAATTTAAATTACCTTTTTCATCATATGAAGGTATAATAACCATATTAGCATAATGTCCATGTTCACAATAACCAATATTGTATTTTAGGATATCATATTTGGTAATACCACGGCGTTTTAGGTAAGCTAAAGCGCGTCTACCAATGAGATTATTAGCAGTTACATCAATTAATGGAATAAATTCTTCAGGTAGTTTAACCTGCTCTAAATTAACATCTGTGTGTTCTGATTTAGAAGTACCTACTAGAGAATGTAATGCTTGAAGTTTATCAGGTGTAGTTTCTAAATGTTTAAATAAACGTGATAATTTTCTACCTTTAGTATTACATACCCAACAATGCCATGGATTGTCACCTTTAGCATTAGTATCCATGTTTACTTCAAGTTTAGGCTTATGATGTTTACAAAACGGACAAGTATACGCCCGATTATTTTTAGAGGTATTTTTACCTTTACCTAAAACAGAATCTACTAAAGTTACTAACAACTGGTTCACCATACATTATAATGTATGAAGGAGAGCATTGGGGGCAAAGTCTTTTTTGAAAAACTTTCCTAATACATTGTCATTGTAACTATTTACAAATAAAACATTACATTTGCATTGGTAGGCAGTTTCCCAATAAGTTAGTTCTTTTTTGGTTTTTACTAATTTAATAATTTGTCTAGTAAATGCTAAGTTACCATTTAATTTTATTTCTTCTAATATTTCTTTATTAGAACCCCAATATGTAGCCCAATCAGATTCTTTTTGTACTCTTTTAGTAGTTGCTTTTCTACCAGGACCTGATTGTTCAGCTAGTTCTTTTTTGGTTAATTTTTTCTTTATATTATGATAAAGACTTTTTTTACCAATGTAAAATTTACCTGTTATTGTGTTTTTAATTTCATAGATGAAACCAAAACAATCTTGTGGGAAATCATCTATTGTTTTAAATTCTTTGACTTCTACATTTTCATACCAAAACCAATTATTCATATTTAAAAATTTAAAGTAACACTTGTTAGTAATTCTGTTTCAAAAGTTTTCTTAAATGGTTTAGGTAATTTAGCATTAGCCATTAATACACCATCATCATTATATAGTCCTATAGAAGTAATATAAGTTTGAGGATGATAATCAAATGATTTAAACCATAAATCTCCAGTACTACCTGAGATAAAGCTAGGATTCATTGAATAATTATATTCATTATTTCTAGCTCTTATAAAAACTTGAATTGTAGGTGTAGCATCTTGAGTACGGAGAGTAAATGGAGAACTAACACTAGCTCCTAAAATTAAACCAACATCTGGGAGAAAAAGACCAGACACACCTGTTCCTGAACCGTAAGTAAATCCTCCTCCAGGTAAGACAGTTCCAGTAACTAAATTATAAGCCCTTCCACAATTTAATATTCTAGGGGGATTTATTTTACTATCATCTGTAAGAGTACCTATACGTAAACTTCCAGGTAATAGAGCTGATTTATAGCTTCCTCTAGCTATAGATATAACTGTAAAACCAGTTTGGGCACCACCACCCCAGGTGATAGGGGTATTTTTACAGCCAGTAACAATGTTTTGTATTGCTCCTAATCCTCTCTCACTGCTAACAGTAGTTTCACTAAATTGGAGATTTCCTGCTCCAAGAGTATAGTTAGTTATACTCATACCTCCGTTTGAAAATGAATCTGTTCCAAATGATGGAGAATCTTCATCATCATCAATAAAAGTACCATCAGCATTTTTCCAGCAATTATTAGTAACTATTTCATTGCTAAAAACAAAATCACTAGGGGCTATTCTTTGTAGGGGCATATTATCTATCTAAACTTACAATTATACTCATATCAGTTGTTCTACTTGTAGGTATAGGTAAAGCTAATTTTCCTACAGCTAAACATATATTATTAGAATCATATAAACCTACAGCTGTCACATATGGAGCAAAACCTGGGTTGTTGGCAACATAGTCTTCAACAACTCCTCCTAAATCAGTAGGTTCACCATTAGCTGAAACAGGATTAGTAGGTCTGGTTGTTTTTAAAATTGTTGGGTTACATGAATAGTTAAATTCATCAGGTCTGATGGTACATTTATATTGTGTTTCATAAATAATTTTAGTAGATCTAAAAGTAGCTTGACCGCCGTTTCTACCATCAGTAAAGATTATTATACCATGAGAGTAAATAACTCTACCAACTATAGGACCATTTATATCATTATTACCTCTCATATTTCCTTCCCCATCATCACTTGCTCCATCACAAGTAACACTTCCTGGTTTTATATAGTCTCCAAATTCAGCTTTAGGAATACTAACTACAGATATTTCTGCTCCAGATCCAGTAGGAAAATTCATAGGAGCATAAAGCCCACTTTGAATAAAATTATCATATCTTCTAACATTTAATGGAGTATTAAAAGTAGCTTCAGGGTTAGGTAAGCTATTACTATAGTATAGTTGTTTAGCAGAAGTATATACTAAAGAAGCTGATGGGAATGGGGCGTCATTTTCCTCATCATCTTCATCACCATAAGGCACATTTTTTCCTTTAAGTGCGGTACCACCAAATATAGTGCCACTATAGGCTGTTAAAGGAGATATAATAATATCTTGGCCAGTTAATGATTTGAAAGCACCCATTCATTTAAAAATCTAATTTAACACGAATTAAAGCTTCTTTAGTGAAGTCTTTCTTAATTGGTTTTGATAATTTAGCTACAGCTAATAATTCATTACTATCATTATATAAACCTACTGTTGTAATAAACACCTGAGGATTTTGAGCTAAATCTGGGTATAAAACAGTACCACCACTGCCTGATCTAAAGAATGTTGGGTTACAAGAGTAGTTAAATTCAGCATTTCTGGCTCTTATAAAAGCAAAATTAGATGTGACTGATTCTTGGGAATTCATATAGAATTCTCCAATTTGACTTAAAAATGTTGATGGATTATCACCATCAGTATTAGATCCGGCTGATGGTGTTATTCCACAAGCAAAGGGATTGAAAATAATAGTACCAATGTCTGGGAGTAAGTATCCGTATACTCCTTTAGCCGCATCTGCAGCTGGCATTTTACCATCACCAAAACTTCCAGAACCTAATTTATATACTCTACCGCAATTGAAATAGTCTACAACTGTTGATATAGCACTGTTATCTGTTATCTGATCACCAATTATTCCTGCTAAATTAAGACTACCAGGCAATAAAGCTTGTCTATAATTAGCTCTATTAAAAACTATAGCAAAAAAATCTTTTGAAATATAACCACCAAAATTAAAATCAGAATTTTCATCTTCCCCGTAAATTATATTTCTAAATTGTCCATAAACTGTTTTAGTAGGTGATAAACCAGGAGAACCAGCAAAATAAAATAATGATCCAGATCCATCTTTATGGCCGTATGTTACAGCAAATTGTACTTTACCATCAACTAAAGCATTTCTAAAATATCTACCACTATCACTTTCAGCTTGAGCAGGATCTTCACTCACACTATCTATATAAGCTGAAGATGTATCTGACCATACTGGTGCTGTTATTGAGTCAGTACTAATAAGAAAATCTTGAGAATCAAATCTTTTAAACATATTAAATATTTTTTATTAGCTATTGCTATTTTTATTAATTAAAACAGGAACTGTAGCTCTAGCTCCACTATCTCTACCTATTACTGTTAATGAGGTAGCTAATTGGTTAATACCAGAAGGGAATATAGAGTTAACAGTTGTAGCTGTTAAATTAATAGTAGTACCAATAACTGTTTTAGAAATTTGAGCACCAACTGTACCTGTGGAATTTAGATTAGCAGCATTAGCTGTATTAATGCCAACACCATTAACTGTGTTAAATAATCTAACATCAGAAATTGTAGCTACATAACCTGATGATTCATATGTTTGGGTACCACCTAAGTAATTTAAAGTATTTGGGGTAATAGCAACAGAAGATCCTTGACCTAAAGATATAACACTAACACCTAAGTCTACAACAGGGATTTTAGAGGAACCTCTTGGAAGAGTAGTTAGTAAATATTTCATTGCTTGTGTCTCATCAGGAAATGCTTCTAACAAAGGCATATTTTCAATTGCAGATCCGTAAAAAGCAGATCCTCGAGGATCAGTTGGATCATAACTAGTGTAATCAATTTCATCATCCGCCAAAGCAAATTGTGTAATTCTAAAAGAACCATCACCTCTAGCTAAAGCTTCTCTACCAGCTCTTGTTAAAATAGCGTCTACTGTAACGATTGAATTATTAAGATATCCCATTTTTTATATAGATTATTTTATTATAAATATTATTGAATTATTTCTCTATCAGTTAAATTTGTAATTATTTGATTGTAATTATTAACTAATTCTTGAGAGATATATTGAGGTTGAATGATTCCAGAATATGGACCACCAGGTACATCTTTTTTAACTTTAAGAACAATATAAGTACCATCATTAAGTATCCTATATATGTTGAAATGATTGATAGGTATACTACTAGATCCTGTTGGAAATTTACTTAAAGCAGGAAATAGTTTAAAAGTTATTAAATCACTATATTCTATATATGACCCAGATAAAAAATTATTAAATGGTCCTACACCTATAATTCTATAGACATTATTTTCATTATATCCAAATCTAATATAGTCTCCAGGTTGAATACTTCCAAAAGGAATAGTTATAGGAGAATAATTCATTAAAGCACTAGCTGTTGGTAAAAATTGAAGAGGATTTAATTCAAATACAGAAGAAGCTGTTGGGTTTAAAACTAATAATGAATAAGATCCATTAGGATATAAAATATTACTACCACTAAAAGAAGAAGAAAAATTTAAAGAAGCTGTAAAATATGGGGCATATATAGTATTAACTCCAAGAATTTCATCAATAGATTCTGTAGTTCCAGCTGGGGATTGTTGTTCAACAACAACTTTGGTTTCTGTGATACCATTACCTGGGGAACTACCAGCAATAACTGGGCCGTAAGCATGATCAAGAGGTGGGGCACCAAATAAGCCTGGGAAAGAGGTGTTACCATACACTCTAACTTCAAAGTTATCATTAGTATTCCAATCTTGAATCCATGGAGTTTGAAAAATTCGGTAACCAATATTACCATTCACATACACATTTGGGATTTCCATAGGACCAGATTGAGCTATAATATTTCCATTTTGATATAATCTAATAGTACATCTTAATTGATCTTCAATAGCATCCATTTGAGCACGTGATGGTAATGATACACCAGGACCAGGGGTTATTGGGAAACGATATTGATCATAATAATAAAATAAACATAAAGAAATATTAAATCTAATTCTAGTATTAGAATCAATACTAGAAGATAATATTACAAATCTACCTGTTGTATCATTAGCATTTGTACTCCAACTAGCAGTGCTAAAAGAACTAGTTAGATTAAAAAACACTCTTTTTTCTTCACTTCCATCAGGATCTGGGGATCCTGATCCAAAGTAATTTATATATTTACCTACAGCTCCTAAATAAGTCCATGTTCTTTCACCAGGAGCAATATCAGGATTATTGTTAGCTGGAGCTACATATCTATATGTTAAATTTAAGTTAGCTACTTCTCCTAAAGAAACACCTTCTCCAAAGCTCATAGTATTAATAAAGTTATCATTTAATATTCCAATCTCAGTCACAGCTATATTAGCTAATCTACCTACATGGGTTATTTCATGAAGACCACCTATACATTCTCCTACAGGTATATCCACCTCTATAGGATTAGGTTCTATTAGTTTAACAAAAGCTTTTTTTCCTTTACCTGATTCATAATTATCAAGTAAATTCCATAAAGCATTAGATTGATCTCTATTTGTTAAATCAGGTTCAGGATTTACAACATTTCCTTTATCATCAACTATATATTTAATAAAATATGCTGTGTGATCAATAATTTCAGGACCCATACCTCCTATACCATCAAAATAAGCAAAATATGTTTGATTTTGCTCTGCTACAGCTTCATCAGGAAATGTACCATAATCAAATCCTGGAGTAAGAGGGTTTTGAGGGGTTTCTTTACCACCATATGGTGATGTATCAAATTTACCAGCTTGATTAGCAGGACTATTTGGGTTTGGGGATGTTGGTGATGTATTGGGTCTTGTAAAACGAGTATTTAAAGCCATAATAACTTATTTTTTAAAAAGGAACATTAAAATCACGTGAACTAACTCTTGATCCATTATATCTAATATTAGACCAAGCATATGAAGCATAATTTGAATCTTGTACAGCGGCTCTATCAGCTGTACCATTTATTATATTAAAGAAATTAACAGGTGTATTTATACCTCCTATCCATCCATAATCTACATCCATAAATCTTGATGAGAATTGAGAAAAATCAGCATAACCATAAGTAACATCATAATCTGAGGAAACAAAACCTTCAACTCCGGGATTAAAATAAGCGATAGGTTCAAAACCACCATCAATATCTGTTGGATTAGTTTCTACTTGATATAAAAAATAACTAGGTTTTTGAATTGTACTTGTAATATTGTAAGTCACAGGAGAACCACCAATTGGTTTAACAGTCACAGACTGTAAATTAAGTAATATACTAGTTAGATCATTACCATTTTGATCAGTTGTAGATATCTTTATTAATTTAGCCCCAGGTGTTTGTGGAATACCATAATTTAAGATAGGCATATTTTTAGTTTTTTATATTTATAATCTTAGTCTTTCATCAGTATCTGTTCTTCCACTTCCTCCTACACCTAAGCCGCCACCTGAACCACCACCAGATGAACCATCTCTATCTGTTGTATCTGGTAGAGGAGGTAGTGCTACTGATGGTTTAACAACAGGAGTACTAGTTGTACCTAATGTTGGAGTGGCTCCAGGACCTAAAAGATCATTAGCAGAAGTCCATAACAATTCATCCTGGTCATACCATATTTGTATTAGTCCTGTAGAAGGGCCACTGCTTAAAAACGAAGATGAAGGTCCATTTTGAACTATAACACTATATACAAATGCGCCATTACCAGGATATTTAGCTAAGTTTTGAGGATTACCTTCTCCAGTTATAGCTACAAAAGCAGAATTAGGTAATTCTCCATTATAAAATTCAGATTGATCACTATGATATGAACTAGTATATCCTAAAGGTGTAGGTATTTGTTCATACCAAAATTGACTATTTGAAGGATTAGTTAAAGTATTATATGGGTCAAAAGAACCACCTGTACCACCTTCAACTGTTTCTGAAGGGGTATAAGTACCGGTATATGAACTACTATCTACATATGCTCTAGGAGCATCATGTTTACTTCTGTTTAGTAAATGTTGTTTAATAACAATTCCTGATTTAAGATTTGTTTTAGCAGGAACAAAATCTTTAATCATTAAGAATAATGAATTATCAAATTGCTTTATAACATTTAAATAATTTGAAAGATTATATCTATTACTTAATAATATATTAGATGGAGAAGATAAACGAGAGTAATAAGAAGAATAATTGTTAAAATCATATATAGGATTAGCTATATACAAACCTATATCAAAAGGTGCTGAGGATTGGATATAGGTATCAATATCATTTTGGGGTGAAAAAGCAATTTCTATTGTGTTAACACTAGGGGCTAGACTTCTTTTAAAATTATAATTATACCAAGGTTCTTGAAATATACTTTTAACTGTTGATAATACTAATGGTTTATAAGTATTGTCTCCATCTAAAGTAACTATAGGAACCATAGTAGAATAAGTCTTATTAAAATCATCAATTTCTAATGATTGATAAATTTCTATGTTATCAGGAACAATATCTCTAATACCTGTTACAGATAAAGGACCAAAAGATGGATTATTAGGACCACTATATTTACCACCAAATTCACTTATAGTTAACACAGTATTGGGAATACCAAACATACTAATAATATTTTGTAAACCAGCTACTGTTCCTTTAGATTTTAATAAATAAGGTAAATTATGATAAATACGTTTATACATCTCCTTATTAACATCATCTAAAGGTATTTCTAAAGATTCTTGAGAAACAGATATATAATCATTAACAATTGGAGAATTAGCTTCTCGTAATTTATTGTCTGGGTTGTAGCCTATAAAAGCATTAAATAAATCAATTGAGGAGAAATTGTTTTGGTAAACATTTAATCCAAATGATCTAACAGCATCAGCTACTAAATCTTTAGAAATACCATAATTTAAACGATTATCTCCATTATAACGATTTGTAACATCTTTATAATAAATCCATATGTTATCATATTGTTGACCCATCATATCAACAAAAACTTTATAAGGATCATTTTGAGGATCTTCTCTTAAATAATCAGGTATAGTATTAATTAAATAATCTTTATTATTTTCATCATAAAATGAAGCACTCATTATTGAAGATGAATACCAATTATTAACTACAGTTGATCCCCAGGGTCGTAACACATATGGAGGAGTTGTAGTAAGTTTAGGATATGTTGTTGATCCAGATTCAAAATAAAGATAGTACTCAAATCCATCAAAATTTTTAATAGTATCATTAATTTTATTATTTAAGTATAAAATATTAGATTCTACTAAAGGTGTTGAACCAGCTGTTTTAAGTGCATCTATATCCGCATAATATTTTTTAATTAATTGAACTTTATAAGCAAAGTTTTCAACTCTAGATTTAGCTGAGGAGAAATGTATGAAGTTTTCAAAATTAGAATAATCAATACTTATATTAATTCCTTTATCAGCTAAATATGAATTTATTTGTTGATATGAAGATACTAAACTAGATGTTATTAATTGTTCATAACTAATAGGTTGAGTTGAATTATTAGTTCTATCTTTTATAGGAACATTAAAATTAGCGCTTTTAATAGTTGGGTTATATACTTTTGGTACAATAACTTCAGGTTGGAATTGAACATTAAAAGCTAAAGGATCAGCAGGTTGAGTTACAATCCATAAAGGTTCTCTTAATTGAACTTGAGGAGGAAGAGGTTCATACAGATTAACTAATAATTCATATTTAGCTTTTGTATTATCAAGAATAATATTATTAGCTATAACTAAATTATTACTACCAAAATTTAAATAAAAATCCTGGAAGTAACCTTTATTAGGTCTATTTTTAAATTCAGTAAGAAGATTTAATAAATCATCATTACCTATAAAATTATTTACTAATCTTACTTCAGTTCTATCTGGGGATATTTCTTTAAGAAGATATGATCTATTATCATAAGATGAACTTAATTCATTTCTTAAAAATCTATATATAATATTAAAGCTACCTCCACTAAATCCTTTACTACGTAATGTTTTTTCAGGATCAACTTCAACTTTATATGTGACACCATCAGCTGAAGTATATCCAGCAGGGATAAGACCTTGGAAATTTTGATCAGTGATTTGAAATAAACCATCAGGAGAAGCAATAGTACATTCAGTATATTCTCCTTTACTTCCATCATTACCCCAAGCTGAATCAACTACTTCAGAAGGAATAGAAGATAAATCCTGAGGGGTATAAGTCTGGATTTCAAAAGTTATTGGGTTTATTTCGTTTATTATAGTAGCCATTAGTTGATATTCAGCATAACACTAGAAGTGTTTTGGGTTTGGAGTTTAGCTAGTTGTTGGTTTAAATCTAAATTTTGTTGTTGTAATTCTAAATTCTGTTGTCTTAATTCTGTTATTTCATCTAATAAAGCTTGTATGTCTTCATTCCCTTGCTCAAATCCAGCATAATCACCACTAGTTTGAGCTATATATCTATGAGAATTAGTATCTCCTTCTGTAGGTATATCATAAAAAATAGCGTCATATAAGTCAAAAAATTCAGATACACTTATAGTATCCTCTAAAGGAGGAGTTGGAGATGATACTTGTGATAATGAAATATCAATAGCATTCTCATAAGCCTCTTTTTTAAAAACTGTTCTATTTAAAGGATATTCAGCCATTAATTATTTTAAAATAATAATCATTATCAAAAACTATTGTTGATCCATTTATAATACTTTTAATAAGTATTTTATAATATCTTTCAGGTTCTAAACCATTCATATATAATGTAAAATAACTACTCTGGTTATCAGCACTTAATTGAGTATATTGGTCATCAAAATCTATGACAACTTCATTAGTATCCAAGTCTTTTATAGAATAATATGATGACGTTGGAAGATAATAATTTTTTGTAAAATAGGAAGCTGTTTGAAAGGATCTTGCTGGGTAAGTTGGTCTACTATTAACTCTAAATTTGTTTATACTTTCAGGATAAAAAATACCTGGATTTTCATCAAGTGCTACAGTAGCATTAGTAGTAGTTAATATAGTATTAGTAGAAGATCCTGTATTGAAGATATAATCTCTCCATCTAAATTCAAGTTGAGGAGGATATATAGTATGAGTGTCTCTAGAGAAAAATTGCATTTTATTCTCATAACTTTCATTATAAATAAATTCAACAGCTTGTTTAGCTATAAATCCATTATTAACTATTGATCCACTATACCATGCTTTAACCATATTAGTGATATTAGTGTTAATATCACCAGAATCAGCATATGTAAAACTTTGAGTTGAAAATATAGGTAATACTGTTGTATTTGAAGAACTATAATACCAATTACCTCCACCCAAAGTACCACTATATGAAGCAGTAACATTAGCTGGAAAACCAGCTATTATCCAAGCATTACTACCAGAATATGATCTCCATCCCCAACTTACACCATTTTGATATTCAGGAGAATAATTATATTTTCCTGTACCCATATTCCATGATCCAAAGACTGGGTAGAATTCGAGTTGGGTATCTAAATTTAATCCATTTAATTCAGCTACATATCCTTTAAAATATGCTTTCCAATTAGATCCACTAATTTTATTATTAATAATATCATTTATTTCACTATCAGAGAATTGGACTAAAAATCTGCTAGTTTGAGGTAAAGCAGAAGCATTATTAACTGAAAGAGATGATTCAATTATTTCATCTAAACCTGTATTTCGACTAGGGTATAGAGAATATATAGTAGCATCTTTAGTTGGAAATATCTTATAAACAGCCATTTTTTATTATAAATATAAAAATTAAAAAGATACAGCGCGACCTCTGATGTCACTATCAGGATATTTGACTTCAAAAACCATTGGGTCAACTGAGGGATAAACTACATTACCTGTAGTAGCTCCAGGTATGTCATAAGCCCAGGATGAATATCTACCACCTCCTACTAGGTTAGTGATTCTAACATCTTTAACTGTTTGCACTCCATCTATTCTATCTAAAGTTACAGATACATCTTTTAATAAAATAGGTTCATTCATTTGCCAATTATCAATATTAAAATAATCTTTTAAAACTGTTATACATCTAAATAAAACATCATTACTATTACTATTTGGTAATATAACTATATCAAAATCAACACTAATATTAATAATATATCCATCTTTAATTTTTATAGAATCATTAACCATCCTATATTGAGAAAGATATGTTTTTAAATTTTGTTTTAAAGTAGTTGAAGCATATTTTAATTTTTTACTATCATCATAAGCTAATACATATAAATTTGTAGCTGCTAATGATTCACCTGGGAGTAGGTTTTCTAATTTTTCAGGTTCAGCGTATACTTTAGCTATAGATCCATATTGAGAAGGTAAACTTAAAGCCCTAACAATATAGTCAGCTTGAGTTACTGTTCTTAATTGTGCTCCAAATACACCTAAAGAATTAAACCTTATTTCATCAGGTGAATCTCCATTGGATCCACCAGTAGCAGCAGTTGGATTAGTTAAAGCTAATGAACCTAAAACATCTTCTCTTATATCAGGATCAGGAGCAGATCCAGCAAATGTGACATTACCTGCATCAACAATATTATTAATAGTGTTAGCAGCCGCGTTAGAGGATATTCCACCACCTGTTAAATATCTAACTGTTAAAGTAGTGTTAGAAGGAGCTATACCATATGTACTAGTGAATAAAAAATTAGCTGGGTCAAAAGCAGTTTGTTGAAAAGCATTAATATTTCCAGTTAAACTAGAACCTATATTAGTTGGATTAGGAATCACTTGTTCTTCAACATTTGCTGTTGTTGTACCTGCTCCAAATTGTATTTGAAGAACTGTTGGTGAAATATATCTTGAAACAAATCTTCTAGGGATTTTCTTTAATTGTAGTAAAAATGGTACTTCTCCTGAGTCAGTCTCTGTATTAGCAATACCTTCCATATACATTTCTTGAGCTAGATAAGGTACTTCATACCATTTATTACCATTACTATCTGTTATATCTAATATTTGAATTATACCTGTGCTATTTATTTCTATAGTTTGGAAACGTTGAGGAGATCCAAAAGAAAAATCTTTAGTTTGAACTGTTGCAGATATAACATTACGAGATTTTTTTAATAGAAAATATAAAGGATTACCAGTTTCATTAACTGTTAAAATTTTCACATCAGTTGGATCAGAAGGACTAGTGATTGAAAAATCTACAGATTCTTGAAGTAAAAAATTTGAAGTGTTGGAAGATAAAGATGTATTAGCTGCTATTGATAAAGCATAATCATAATCTGGTGTTTCTCCAGTAGCTGGTACTTTTTGATAAAAATCAACGGTTGTTGTAGCTACTCCTGTAACTTTAGGTTTATAACCTAACATATATGCTAAAGAATAAAGATTACTTTCTTGTCTAGCATATTGAGCAAAAGTTTCTTGGATTTGGTTATCAAGATAAAAGGATAGAACATCACCTACATAAGCTGACATTTCCATAAACAGCATCCCAGGAGATGCTGGGGAGAAATCATTTAGGGTGTTTGGGTAATATGTCCGAGCATAATCAACCAAAGCTGCTCTAAAATCACCAAAATCTTTATTTAAATATTTTATATCTCTATTTTCAGCCGCCATTATTATAATATTATTTGAACAGTTTGAGGAGTACCATTATAAACAGATAAATTAAAATCTAATGTAATAGCATTTTCTTCATATGAAGGTGTTAAAGTTAACAAATCTATTGTAACATTAGGGAAATAATTTTGAATATCATTAGTTAATTTAATTTCTAAAGCTCTTAAATTTGCTTCAGTTATATTATCAAATAAAAATGCTCTTAAATTTGATCCAAAATTAGGATTTAAAACACGTTCACCAGTATTAGTTAATAAATAGTTAATTATATTTGATTTAACTTGATCAACAGTAGTGTATGTTGATCTAAACACATCATCAACATTAAAAGGGATAGCTACACCAATGGCTGTTTTACCATTAACTTCTAAAGGATTTTTATTTGCTATTCTAAATGCCATTATTTAGTAGTCATTAATCCCATTATTTGATCTAAACTTACTTCACCACCTGGTAAACTTGAACCTTCACCTGTTGTGCTAACAGGAGGAGGAGTATAAGCATGTTGAGCATGTGATGAATTAGCAGTTATAGTAGCATCAAATTCACTACCAATCATACTACGTAAATTACGTTTAATATCTGGGTTAATGGGTGATGGTTTTGTGGTGTAAGGAATAGGGTTAGTATTCTCATTAATTATAGTTTTAGGAGAACGTACGGCTTCAAGAAGTATATCTTTAATTTCTTCTTGAATTGCTTCACGAACTGCTTCTTTAATTAACTTTTTTAACATATCTGTTTTCATAGTAATAAATATTTAATTATCCAGCATTTAAATCAGGATTTGAATCTATAATAAATTTTAATTGATCTAATAGTACTTGTGGGTCAGAAGCAAATGATGAGTCTGTTTTTAACACAGGAATACCATTTCGAGTTAAAGCTTGAGCAAAACGTTTTGGGTATTTGTTATCACTTAAAGGATCTAAAATTAATTCTAAAGTAAATCCTTTATAAGTATTATTTGTTGACTCTATAGCTGTTACATTACTAACACCTGTTGATTCATTAACAAATAAATTTAATTCATCATTGATTTTTTCAAAAGGTACATTTTGACTTTGAGCACATTCTTGTAGTAAAAAATCTAAACTATTTAATAATCGTAATATAATACCTAACACAGCTCCAAAAGCAGCTAATGTTAAAGTCATAATGTTAACTACTATTCTAGCTTTTTTTAATTGATCTTGAAGTACTCCAGCACCAACTGGTATAGCAGGGGGTGCAGGTAGTGGTAGAACAGTGATGGCTAGAATCCCAACTTGTATGGCTGTAATAGCTATATTAGCACCAATCAATATTTTAGACATAGTGGTCACAGCTTTATACAGATTATTTATTTGCTTAACAAGTTTATTTCTTTTATTTATAAGTTTTAATATTTCATCTTGTTTAGGACATAGAATTTGATCTTTTATTTTATCTAAAGAAGCTTTAGCTAATACAGCTTGAACAACAGCTACACCAAAAGGTATTAATAATTTAATAATAAAAGGTATTAACTTTTTTTTAGCTTTTTCTTTTTGAATACTAACTCTAACTGCTAATTTAGCTGAGGCTGGTAGTTCTTGTTTGTTTTTTTCTTCATCTTGGGCTCTTTCAAGTTTATTAACCTCATCAATAATAGGTTGAGTTAAAGGTTGAATAATCTCTTCAGGTTTAGGAGCGGCAAAAAGTGTTTTTCTAATATTAATAATAGAAGCACCCCTATATTTAGGATCATTGGCTTTTAAAGCATAATTAGTAGCTTTAGTTTTAGCTACATTTTGATCAGAACTTTTAAAAATCTCATTCCCTACTCTATACTCATATGGTGGTTCAACTTCAGGAGTTGAGACTTTAATTACTTCTAAGGGAGAAATAGTAGATGGATATTGAGTAGTAATTTGAGGATTTGAAATATTATCAGTTTTATATCCTTGTCTAAAAAATATAATATTAACTGATTTAAGATCAATTTGAGTTCTTGGGTAAATTATACTCCATTCTCCTTTATCATTAGTGACAACATTATCAGCTATAGGTTCAATAACACCATTATACTCTGTATTAATTCCTGGAGTTTGAGTAAAAGTAATATTCACTCCAACCATTGGTTTTTTTTCTTCATCAACAACTACTCCACTAATAATTAAATTATTAGCTACAGCAGAGTTAGTATTAATTGATTCATTAGGTCCACTAGTACCTGAGCTGCTATCATTAACTCCAACAGATACTAATGAAAAAATACTTGATGGTATAGGTAAATTAATTGGCATTACTTTTTAGTTTTAACAGTTTTTGATAATAAAGGACTAGAAGTAATTTCCCCAATAAGTTTTTTTAAACTTTCAGCCTCACCTATAAGACGTGGACCTTCAGCTAATAAAGAAGGTACAGGAAATGGTCCAGCAGCAGCTGTACTCATAGCTTGTCCTATACCTGTTAAAGCGTTTGAAATATTAGTTAAAACTTGAATTAAATTTTCACCTAAAACAACAGATTGAATTTCAGACCCAACATATCCTTCAGTACCTTGAGCTAAACCTAAATATATTTTAGGAGATAAAATTATAGTTTTATCTGCTTTTAATCCAATTTGATTACCAGTATCAAAATTAATAGATGACCCAGCTGAGAGATGGACTGATTTATCAGCACTTAAAATAATATGATCATTTTTAGCATTAAAAACTAATCTACCTGAGTTAAGAATGATTTGGTTTCCTGAGAATTGGTTAGCAGGTGTTGGAGATTCTGTTAATCCTTCATATGAACCATATAATTCATTTCGTAATGTTAAAGGAATCTTTTGTGTTGATGTTAAATAAATAGAAGATTGATCATTATTTATATCTTCAAGACATGGTACCCATGATTCGTTAGTTCCTTCAACATTAGTTTGAGTGAATGATTGTCCATTTTTTAATATCATTATTGGACTACCATTATTACCAATTGATGACCAATTATTTCCATTAGGAGCATTATTGACAGTAGCACCTAATCTAATAGAGTTTCCATACCTACCTTCATAAATTATATCACCCTCATAAGGTAAAAGAGGAAAAATATCTAAAACATTACTTTCATTAAATGTATTTCCCAACTTAATTTCAGTGCTTTGATCTGTTACTCTTCTAAAAGAACCAGCTGTAACAGTTTGATAATCTTTTTGTTGTTCAGGTGGTAATATATCTGCTGATGGTAAAGCATTATGGATTTGACTATTCCATAAATTTAAAGGAGGAAGATAATATGGAGACACAGATGTAGTGTTTTCAAGTATATTAGTATCTGATAAGTAAAGAAGAGTAACTAACTCATTTATTAATGGGTATTGTTTTATATTAGATAATAAAGGATAAGCAGCTATTAATTTAGTAGATGGAGAAAAAATAGGATTTTGAGTTGATTCAAAAAATATAGTACCAACACCATTCCATTGTCCGTATTGGTTAAATAAAGGATGAGAACTATCTAATATAATATCTTTAACTCTAACAGTATTAGATGAACCAGCTGACCCACCTGCTTTATCAGCAAGCATAGTAGTATAATTACCAATCTTACGATTCAGCCTCCATTTCTCATCTTTCATTACTCATCTCCTTCTTTAAATTTATCTATTTCAGCAAGTAATTGAGCTTTTTCTTCTTCAGAGATACCAAAACCACCTTCAGCAGTTCCATTATTACTCATAATACGTTGAACAATAGTAGCCATTTTAATTAATTGCTCATCATTTTTAACACTTATTTCTAAGTATTCTTTAATTAAAGGAACAATTAAGGTAGCATCTCCTATCTCGTTTACTAGTGGTTTTAACTCTGATATTAAAGCAGAGATTTGTTTTTCTTTTTTCTTTTGATTATTATATATCTCTTCTAAAATATCAGAAAATTTCTTACCACCAAATACTACATTATCTAAACCATTCATGGTACGTGTTTAACAATAAATATGATTATGGGAAATTTGTATAACCATTTTCCAAATAAAAATAATAATGTTCTTTAAACATATCATATAATTTATTTGCTATTTTAGTGATTTTAGGAGTTTTAACATCAATTATTTCTCGGATGTATATATACAGTGCTTTTTTATTAAAGATTTCTATACTTTCTCTTTTACGGAATAATTCTAGAATAGCGTCTGCTATTTTAGCATCACTTTCTTTAGGAAAAAGAGTATATATATTTTTAGAACAATACCCTGTAAATTCATCTATAAACAAAGAAAGTTTATCTATAGGATCATCTGATAGTGAGTAGCTATATTTTTCATCAGATTCAAGTTCTTCAATTGGGGCTTTATCTACTCGTTTCTTATAATTTTTAGTGTTTGAGATAATTAAATAGCGCTTAGCAATTGTACCAAAATACGAATATGCTTTAGCTCCTCGACTTGGATCAAATAAATGAATTTTAGAAAGTAAAAATGAAATTACTTCATGTTGTAAATCTTCAATATTACTTACTTCAGTATAATAAAATTTAAAAGTATGGATAATATTTTCTGTTAGTTTAAAGAAAGCATAATGAATACGTTCACGATAAATTTTACTTCTTAAATCAAAATCTAAAGTATTATTATACTCAACAATTGCATTTTCTGTTTCTTGAGTGAAATACATTCCACTTGTTTTTGGTTTTGGCTTCACTTCTATCTCACTACTCATAAATTCTTAATATTAAACTGATTTAAGATACTTTGGATTTGTTTAATTGATTCAAAGAAAAAACCTACTTCATCATCTGATTTGAATGATTCTCTAGCATCTACTTCTTTAAGTTTTTTATCTGACATTTCAATTATATCAGATACTTTGTTTAAATAAGACATATACCCCATTAGGATATCTTCTTGTTTTTCATTCTTTTTAAGAAGGTTAAAGGTCGTGTATCCTAAGACCACGACCATTAAACTTAATATAACAATTGTTATAATCATATATTATCTAATAAACTTTTTAAACCTTCACTCTTGATATTACTTAAAGCTTTAGTTTTAATAGGTGATTTTTTGCTTTTCTCAATTGTGAAATTTGATGAGTTATTTTGGGTTACTTCGCCTTTAAGTTTAGGCATCCATACTTGTTCGAATTCAATACGTGCTGCCATTAAATCCGCTTGATGCACAATAAACACTAACGCAGTACGTGGTTTTGTTTCTGGTGACCAAGACATTAAGTATGGCTTGTTAGCATCATCATATAGACCATCATGTAACTTAATAGCTAGCATTTCGTTTCTAGAAAATGTAATACCATGAGACATGAGTAAATGTAATCCACGATCTGGTACTGACATATATTCAAGTCGATCATTGAATTTATAGTCTTCACCTAGTTTTTCTTTACGCCATTGGTCTGTCTGGGGTATATATGATTCGTTTTGTTCATCACCCATTTTACCTAGGTCGTGGTTTAAAGAAGCAAATACTAATTCTTCAACTGTGTATGTTGAAGTGTCTACTCCCATTTCTACCCAAACTTTATTTAGTTTGAGAGCACACTGTACTACTCGTAACACGTGATCTACATAACCACCTGGAAATGCATTGTGGTATTCTTTTTTATGAGAAGCAGGCATAAGCATAATACGTTCAGCATATTGCTCATAAAATGCTTTTAATTCAGAGCATCTAGGTTCAGAAATATGTTCATCAATGATGGACAAAAATTTGTTCCAATTATCTTGGATTTGTTCTGCTGTTAATTTCATCGTGCAGCAACATTTAATTCATATCCATCAACCGGTTCACTTTCAACATATGCTCTAGCTTGTTCAATTGATTCTCTAATGCGTTCCAATGCGGCCTTATATTCTTCAATTGGCTGTTGTTGGTTAACAATGAAGTTAAGTTGATTAGTTAGTCCCTCAATTTTATTGAGTTCATGTAAAATACTGTTTCTATTTTTCATATATTTATTTTTAATAACATTATCATATTATCACGTTTCTTATATCTTACGTTTT